CTTTTAGCCATACCGCCTTCTTTCTTTCCGATGTATTTGTTAAGATTTACATTAGGTACTTCTTTTTGTTCCCCGTAGATACTTCCTGCACGGGTTCCTTGTTTATTGATTTGACCTTTACCGCCTTTAGTAATACCAACACCACCACCCAAACCAAACTTACGACCTTTATCCGCTTTTAAAAATTCTTCGCCAACTGAAGATTTAATCCCAACCTTTTTAGCAAAAGCTGGGTTTTTAGCAATCGCTGCCATAAAATTGTGTTGTTTTTTAGATACGCTTGGCATTTTACTTCCAGTGGCTTGAAAAAAAGTCTATAAACCATCCACCAACTGCAACAATACCAATCCACATTAAACCGGCCAATGTTTTATTGATAATAGCCTTACGTAGTTCAGCGCGTTCTGCTTCGGCTTTAATTGCCATACGCACCCAATGGACTTCATCTGGTGATAGAGGATGCTCTTCTACAGCTTGACTAACAGCATATTTAACTAGTTCTACTAGCTCTAGGCGGGTTTGTTCGTCTAAAGTCATTTGCAATTCCATCGTTTTAAACTAGCAGCCTTACGAGTAGGGCGACCTTTTTCATCTTTCATTGGACCCGGCATACCAGACATTCTTGCGCAGAAAGACTTACGTCTTCCTTCATCTGATTTTGTCTTTGGATGTGGTGCTGGGGCTTTTAAATTGCTTCCTGTTGCAGAGTTGTACTTAGCACGGCCTTTAGCAGTAAGTCCAGCCCCTTTTGAGACTGGAAGCTTTTCGCCCTTACCAATAGATAAGGATGGACCTTGTTTCTTAGCCATAAAAAATGGTTACAAAAGTTGTGTTTGTAAAGTTTAGATATATACCTAAAGATGCTAACAATCCTTGACCGGGCAAAAGTACATTCACTGCAGTTGTTTGACTTGTTATTGTGGCAAAGCTAGTTAGCCATCGAGCACCACTATTTACATAATAACAAGTTGTTCCCGGAGTTACAGTTCCAGAATTAATATCTGTAATTGTAAAAGTATCCGCAGTAAGCTTAGTAATTGTGTAATTACCATTAGTAGCAGAAGCTCCAGAAGCATTAGCAAATGAAATGCCAACACGATCTCCAGTACTTAAACCATGAGCAGTTTTGGTGACTGTAACAAGCGTACCGGAACGCCCATAACTTGCAGTAGTTGGAGCAACTGTAGTATCAAAAACATCAATTATGCCAGCCCCAGCACCGCTGGCTTGATAGGTAATACCTTTTACACGAAAACGACCATTGGGAACAATAAACCCAGCAACATCAAGATGTCCGCTTTGAATATCTGTTTGCATCATAATTAATCTCCTAAAGATTTAAGTGGGGGACGAATCCCCCTAAAGATTAATTAAACGTTTTCTTCGCCAAATGAAGGATCAGCAACATAGAAACGAATAGAGCCAGTTACGCTACCAGATGAACTTCCGTTTGCTTTGCTAGTAACTACAACTAAGTTAGTTGCATTAGCTACGTTACCAATCGAAGCGCCTGCGCCTGTACCGCCAATTTGAACTGCTACACGAGTAGCTGTAGATGCATTAGCTAAGAAAGCCTGTGGAACGTTTGTGCCCAAAGTGGTAGTTTGACCAGCTCCAACACCAACCAATGGTGTAAAGCCTAAGTCAATAGCGCCAGTACCTGTAGAGGTAATGTTTACAGCTAGAACAGTAGCGCCAGCTGGAAGTATAAGAGCTGTAGTAGATAAAGTTGAAGATACAGCTACGTTGCTTGTTGCTGCTACGTTAGCAATATAGAAAGGTACCATCATTTCCATAGAGCCAGCTGTTGCGGTGCGAGTTGTATCGCCACCTGTTGAACGCCAAATTGATGAGGTAGTTGCGAGTGCCATAATAAATTGTCCTTACATACAAGATAAGTCTATCAATCGGTATGTCATCTGCCAGATCAGTTTGATAGACCAAAACTCTGGTTTATTTGATATTACTACAAATATAAAGAAAAGCAAGTAAATAATAAAAGAAAAACCCCACCCGGTAAGGTGGGGTTTGTCCACGGAAACAAGAGCCTTGTTTAGGCGCCTGCAGAACCGTACATTCCGAGTGGATCGGACCAGCCAAAGCTGTAACGCTCACGAGACTTGTAACGAACGTTACCAGTATCAAAATCGCCGTCCATAGACTGGCTGAGCGGGGTACGAACGAAGTGCTTCATACCATTTGGAACATCAGTTGTCAAGAACCAAGCATTGGTGTCTGTCAAGAAGTGGTTAATTGTGTAACCTTCTGCAACAGAACCGTTGTTCTTAAGTGCGTTGATGTCGTTATCGTTTGTACCAACACGTAATTCAGTTTCGAGCAAACGAGTTGCAACGAACTGGAGTGAAGGAGGAACGACCAATTTCTTAGGTTTAGCAGCGATTAACAGACCACGTTCATCAGTCCACAAGGAGATTTGAATTACAGCGGCTTCCAAAGAAGTCTCATTCAAGTCAGCTGGGGTTGTAGGAATGTTGCTGTTAGTGCCACCAGAAACCAATGGGTGTGAAGCAGAGAACAAAGAAACGCCGTCACCACCAGTGTAAGAAGAGCTAAAACCGTTGTTTAATACGGCAGCAGCTTTTACTTGCTTGGTGTATGCCATAGCACGAGCCAAAGCCTTGGTGTAACGAGCGGATAACGAGTCATACAAGTTATCTTCGATAGCTTCTTCAGTCAAGCTGAAGCCCAAAGCGATAGTTTCGTGGTTGTAGCGAGCAGTCCATGCTTCTTGTGCGTTGTCATAAGCGATGGCAGTGCCTTCGTTTTTAACAGGTGCAGCACTAAAGCCAGACAATTTTGTTTCTTCTTCAAAAGAACGCTCAGAAGTCTCTGTTTCGTAGATTTCTTTGTGTTCTTCACCGTAGCGAGCGTACTCAAGTCCGAACAATGCGTTCAAACCTGGGAGCAACTCTTTCAGTAGTTGTGCGCGTGAAATAGCCATTTATAGCTCCTTAAACGGTGTAGTCAGTGCCGGTAAGGGCAGTTAACTGTGGATTGTTAATCTTAACGACTACTTCTGGATAGAAGATCGTACCGGTTGCATTAGCGTAAGCAGTGTCAGGAACAACAGCTACTACACGGAAAGGCAATGTTGTTGCGTTACCAAGAGTGTTTCCTGGTAATACAATAGCTGCAACTGAATCACCAGTGGTTGTAGAACCAGCAGTATATGAAGTTTGAGCTACGTTTGTGCCAATAATTGTTGCATTAGCACCTGTTACTGCGCTTGTATTACCAGTAGTTGTAACAGCTACTTTAAATTCAGCAACTGGATCTACTACTACATAAGCGATAGGGTTAGTTACACCAGAAGATGGGCAATATTGTGCTTGTACGGTTTGACCAGACGAATTAACGTACTGGCAACCGACGAATACACCAATAATAGTACCTGTGGTGGTTGCGCCTGATTGAGAAATTGTTCCCCCGCTGACTAATTTAACTGTATCACCGTAGTAGATTGCTGTGCTGGCAGTAATTGGATACTGTAGCGTAGCGCCGGCATATGGAATGCCATCAAAACGGTTAATAGGTTTAAAGCCATAGGGAGCTGAGATGGTTGGATAAGCCATTTAAATACTCCTAAATTAAAATTTAATTACCTTTACCAAAGGAACTTGAAGATTTCCGCTCTTGGAAGATTGGCATCCGTGGGTCACTTTGGCGCATTAAATTATTGTCTACAGCATCCGTTTGGGCTTGCGTTTGCTTCTCGTAATGGGAATTACGTTGTTCAACAAACTCAATTGGAGTCTTGCAAAGCAATAATCCGCCGATCTCAATATTGTCTTTATAACGACTTTGAGGGTCGACTAACAGTTGAAATTTTGGTTGTTCTTCAATCCTTACTGGCTCCCATCCTTCGCGCAATTTAGCGGATAGGTTGCGTGGATCAGCTTGATTTAGGGTTGCGACACGAATCCAACGATAAGCAAAACCAGCCTCTTTGTCAGGCTCGGGGAGTAACTCAGCGGGTGCCCACTGTTTAGGGCGCTCTTGGGTTTCACGGCTTTCCAGCTCACGTTTAAGTCTATTTTTTACTTCAGCCATTCTGGGCCTCCAGTTTTGTAAGTTCACGGGCGTACTGCTCAGGTGTTAATCCTAGTTTTTTAGCTAGGGCAACTTGCGTATTACTCAACCTAATTTTTTTAGGCGAAGTACTGCGCGATGCTGGCGCTACAACCGTACTTGCTTTAGGTTTTGAAGTTTTCTGTGGTTCTTCCGCCCTAACTTTTTCGGTCTCGGTATCTTGATCGTCTTCAAAATTTTCCGGAAACCTGCGACGCATTGTTTTATCAATAGTGTCGTAATACTCATCCGAACCGACAGATACGCCGCCTCGTTTTAACTTCTCATGCAATCCAAGAGCTAGAGAGGTCATTTCTTCGTCTTGACCAAACCACTCATTCCTTTGTTGCCAGTCGACAGCTTTATTGTCGGGCCTAGGAACGGACTGCTGTTGATAGCTTTGTACATCATTTTCTTCTTCTTGTAAAGGTTTTTTGTAAATTGGGTTGTAATTGTCCAATTTATCAACCTTAATCTTAGCCATTGTAAGCTTTTCCTGCGCTTCAACCAGCTTTTCTGAATCCCCTGCGTCATAAGCATCACGGTATTCTTTTTTAGCTGCATCAAGCTCTTGGACTGCTGATTGCTTGGCTACACCAACATATTCTTGTTCTCCGTTGGAAAGTTTAGATTTGAGCTGTTTATTCTCTTCGGCTAGTCTTTGAACTACACGAATAGCTTCTTGGCGCTCTCTATCTGCGGCTTCCTTAGCACGGCGTTCATCATGCCAAACCTTTTTCATCTTAATAAGTTTGTCTTTGGCTTCTACACTGTACTGATCTAATTCATCAGCATCTAGCTTTAGCTTTTTAACTTCTTCTTCAGATACGGGTTGGCGGTTACGATCCTTTGGTGGGGTATCGTCTTCGATTTCAATTTCAATATCGGGTTCCTTTTCGATTTCCACCGTTACTTTGGCTTCTTTCTCATCAGGAAATTCAAATACTTCTTGATCCATGAGCTACTCCTTAAATGAATTTACGTGAGATGCCGCGAGGGTCTTGAATTACAGCCTCTACGGAGTCATCGTTGATAATTCTGAATTCACGACCATGAATAACTAGCCGTGTACCAGCGTTGGGACGGGTTAAAATAAAATCACCTTGTTTACACCAAGGGCCAGTAGGGAATCTACTAGCGTCTTTGAAACAATCTGGACCCATAGCAACCACAAAAAGCACGGTTGTTAATAGCTCATCATGTCGTAAGGTTTCATCTGATTTAAGAATGCCGCTGTCATATTCCTTTTCTGCTTCTGGAATTGCGCATAACATTCTGTATCCCGTTGGTTCTGGGAGTTGCTTTGCTTTGTCTTCTGCTGCTTTGTGCATGATTGCACTTAAATCTACTGCTTGTGATAAGTCTATAGAGCTATTCATCGTCAGAATGTTCCAAGTTTTTACGTAGGTCTAATATATTGAGACGTGCGGTTAGCAGACCTTGTATCTCTCCGCACTTCTTTTGGTAGTCGGCATAGTCAGTTGCTGCACCTTTACCTAGGGATTCCTGTAGAATCTCCACCTTTTCATCTATTTGGCGTAATAGATGGTTCAGTCCTTTTTCAAGCATTATTCACCTTTCTTTTGGTTTCCTTGCTTACTTTGGTGTTCCATTTGCGCTTTAGTCTTCGCAACGTCCACACCGATTTTCATACCCTCTATCTTCTGTTTAGAGTCAAGAATAGCTTTGTCATTCTGAGTCTTGGCTCCAACTTGCATAGCTGCAATTTCTTTTTGTGATGCAATACGCATCTTCTCAATTTCAAGTTGATCGGCTTTACCTGCCGCGTCAGCGGCGAGCTTCTTCTGTTTAATTGCAATTTCTTGAGCTTTAAGTTGTAACTCTTGTTGTTGCATTTGAACAATTGGATCGTTTTGCGCTTGTTGAGCTTGTTGTGCAGCTTGTTGAGTCTTATTAATTCCAAGTAACTTGACAGAAGCATCAGCAGCCAAACGAGAGATTTGTAACTCTGCCTCTGGAGGTAATGCGTAGTCTTCATCAGCGCTGTCGTTGTATGGAATAGGTACGCCGATTGTTTCTTCCATCTGCTTGCGATACTCGTAACCTAAGTGCTCGTTAATATGTGCCATGAGTGCGGCTTGCATAATCGGAGCTTGTGGGTTGCCTTGCAACAAAGATTGGATCTTAGGGTCATGCATTACAGCCATATGACACTTGATATGCGCTTCGTGGTCTTGTCCAATAAATGCTTTGAGGGGTCTGCCCTTTAAGACACTCATGTTCTCCGTAATTGGATCCTGCGGCTTTTGGTCCCCTTCCATCGGTACGAGCTTTGACGCATTCTTAATCCCCAGAACGTCGAGCATTTGTCTATGGAGAAGCGGCAGGTTGTATAGTTGGGGTGCTTGGGCTGCCAATTGAAGTACTGCTTGGTATTGGACAATCTTTTGTGCCATCGTCGCCGCATTGGGATCCGACACTGGAATAACTTCGCAATTATCGTAATCACTTTTCTTTGCCTTTGGCGATCCCTCGACCGGCTCATACGAATACTCATCTGGTGTGTACTCCGCAATAATTCTTTTTAAGAGTTTGAACTCTTGTTTCATTGAGTAGTGAATACGTGCTTGAATAGCCGACATCACTTTTAACGTACGTTCTAGAATTGCCAAGGTTGTACCAACAGGAGCGTTAGCGCTCATATCAGATACTTGCATATCACTAGCAGATGCAAATGATTTACCTTCAGCAATAATTTTATCTAACAGACCCGCTAGAACCAATGAAGGTTCTTTGTACGGGAGAGTCATTACGTTGTCTTTCATTGTTCCGCTTGGTACATCTACGTCACGGAACTCACCTGGTGCTATCGGTGTGTCATCGCCTTTGACACGCAATCCACGGGTCTTAAAGCCACCTGGCAAGTTGCTAAGTGATCCAGCGTCAACCAATTGGCGGAGGATGGAAGTGCCTGATTTAGCAAATGCACCGATGAGATGAATAAGACCAAAACAATAGAAGCCAAAGCCGGGTATGTAACCATAGTGAACAAAGTGATGACGTTTTTGATGAGTTTCATCTTCGGGGTCCCAATTTCGTCTAATTGCAAGGACGGTCATACTACCTTTTTCGATAGTCACTACATATGGCAATGCAATGCCTGTAGGTTCCCCGTCCTCATCCTTATGCTCGTAACCAGGTAAGTCTAAGTTAACGTGCATTTCAAGAACCTTAAAGCGATCATCGCTTGTGGCTCTAAAGCCGAGCTTCTCGGCAATTTTCTTTTCTACTTCATCCAGAACATTGTCTGGTGTGCCTAAGTCTACATCACAATAAAAGCCAGCGACTTGCAAACGGCGTAGTTCGTTTTCTGTTTTACGCATTACGTGAGTAATACGTTCTGCTGTTTCTAAGCTAGATGCGCCGTATGGCACCACAATGTCTTCTGCCGGTACGAACATTGACACCTGACGATCTAACGCTGGGTCAATGTAAACTTTCTTAAACGCATTACCAGCTAGGCCCAAGCCCCATAACATACGCTCATGCTCAGGGCGATACTCTTGCATACGGTCTGTTAATTGGTAGTTCATATCATCTTGAACACGTTCAGCAGATTCTTTTTTTGCTGGTGTTTCTTTACCGATGATTTGTGTCTTAACAGGACCTGCTGCAGGGAACGTTGCCATCATTGTTTCGGATTGAAACTTAACAAGGGCCTCACTTAAAATTGGATGATATACACCACAAGCCCCTGGCCATGGTTCAATGCGCTCTTCAATCTTCATACCAAGAAGCTCGAGTCCATCAACGTAAGTTTGAATCCAATCTTTACGACTAGCGACGTCTGAATCGTAGTCACCAAGCAAATCTCCAACAACTTGCGCTAGTTCGCCAGAGTCCATGTACTCGGCTAGGTTTGCATCGAAGTCTTCATCAGAAGGTTCTTTATCTTCCTTCTCTAGATTAATCTCTAAACCGTCCATACCAATCTTTACAGATTCTGGATCTTCAATCTCAATCTCAATGTCTGGCTGCTCTGCAGCTAAAGCATCTAAACCCTGTGGGGCTGCGTACAAACCTTTTTCAATTGCCATAATTATCCCTAAACATTGTAGTAACCTCTGTTACGTCTGCTTTTAAATTCTAAGACTTCGTCTTCTTCATCAGATTGCAGTCTAATAAATCCACCTTTACGGTATCTCAACATCGCTTGACTCATCGAGTCAACTAAGTCATCATGCTCTCCAGAGGGGAAACTTGCCACCTCTTCAACCAATTCTTCTGCCCAATGTGTATTTGGTACCCATACATGGCCAGATGCAAAAATATCCGCAACAGCATTTAATCTCGCGATTTTATCATTACCTCTGCTAGGAGTATACTCTTGGACCGGAATTCCCATAGCTCTTAGCTCAAATACGAGCGGAGCACCCGAAGCTTTAGCCTCTACGATGAGTGCATCAGGCTCCCATTCTTTGTACTCATGATACGCCCGCTGTTTTAATTCGGGAAACTCCATCCGTTGTTTAAAACAGTTTAGAAGTATGATGTTTGCTTGGTCACGCCCAGTAGAGTCGGGTTGATAGAACACTCCCCAAGTAGTACACGCACTATAGTCGCTGCGTTCTGTCTTTAAAAACGCCGTATCCCAAGATTGAATAATAAATTCACAGTAAGGTGGGTCTTCTTTCTCCCAAATCTTCCACCATTCACGTTTTACAATAGCATTTACGTCCGACGTTGGCTGCTGCATGTACTGCGCCATCCATTTTCCGTTAGGAAGTTCCTGATGCAACGCTTCTAGCTCAAGTTTTGACCAAAATTCAGGCCAAAGTGGCTTTCCAGAGGGTAAAAGGGCAGGAAACTCAATAACTTCCCAGTCTTCTCCGCTTCTTTGAGCAGCACTTTTCAATACTTGGCCCGTTAAATCCCGTTTTGACCACCGCGTCATCACAATTACGATAGCCCCACCCGGTTGTAGACGCTGACGAGGGCCTGATGTGTACCATTCGTGGGTTTTATCGTAGACTTCTGGGTTTGTTTCGGCTATAGTAGCCTCTTGCTCAGAGTGGGGATCATCAATGATGAGAAGATCAGCTCCCTTACCAGTAACAGCACCGCCCACCCCAATAGCAAAGTAATCGCCACCCCTATTAGTAGCCCAACGACCTGCTGCCTTAGAGTCTGATTGGAGCGCAACGTCTGGAAAAATGTCTTTATATACATCCGAATCGACAAGGTTACGTACTTTTCGACCAAAACCCACCGCAAGTTCAGCTGTGTGAGAAGTCTGGATAACCTTTTTTCCGGGAAACTTGCCCAAAAACCAAGCAGGTAGTAGGTAAGAAGCGAACTCAGACTTAGTATGACGGGGAGGCATGTTGATAATAAGTCTTTTACATTCTCCACGGGCTACCCTTTCGAAGGCCTCTGCCATTTTCACGTGATGTCGACCATGAATAAAGTTAGGCCATACATAATTAACGTAGGTCATGAAGTCATCTTTAGCTTCTTCTTGGGCCTTGATGTCACTACGTTCTTCCAATAGTTTACCAATCTTCGCTCTAATCTCAGGAGGAAGCTTATCTTTGTTTGCCTGTAGAAGTTTTAGTTTTTCAGGGTTTATCAAAGTCTTCCACCACTTCGTTGCCATCTAACCTAACTAAGTCTTCTGGTCTTATTTCTAGTTCTTGGGCGTCTGGGTCTGGTAGTCCTAACTCTGCGTCAGTCATTTCTAACAGACTTCTTTCTTTAATTACTTCATCAAGCTCGTTGTCTATTTCTGCTGGAACCACATCCCCTAAATATTTTTCAAGGATTGTTGCCAATTCTGCGTCTACGTCTTCGACGTTTCTGTGTTTTACATCAACCTCTATGCGTTCTGTAAACAACCCGACTGAACCAACTTTACCAAGAAGTTCCAAAGCTTTTAGACGTATTCGTGCATCTTCGTCTATGGTTTCAAGGAGCAGTTTGTTTGTGACATAGGAGCGGAGGCGACTAGAGGCGTTGAGTAAGTCCCTGTCATATTCGGATAGTATCGCTTCTAAATGCACTAGCGACCCCGCATTCTTTTCTGAAATCTTTAGCGGAGCGTTAGACGCTGCAACACCTCGGGCCTTTACACGGTCTTCTTCAGTAATTTCTACTTCGCCGCCAAGAGCGACGATTTCTTTAATTGTTTCAACTGCAGCTTTAGCTCGGTCTCTGAATAGTTCAATTTCTTCCGGTGTCGTGTCGAAAGGAAAAGGTATCCCAGATTCTGGCTCAATCACTATAGGCATTCGTTAGCCCCGTATAGTTGTGTCATTGGTCGGAGTGTATCATGGTTTTTAAGTTTTCTTCGTAGTGGTGTATGCGGTGGCAATTAGCGCAGAGCACTATGCATTTTTTAATTTCTTTGTACGCCTTAGTAAACATTTTGTTACTGACTAGTTTGCTTATTGCATATTCTTTTTCTTCTGGGTTTACATGATGAAAGTCTAGGGTAGCTATATGGGTTTGGGAACACCGGGCGCAATGTAATGCCCCTTTGAAAGCGTCCCATTTATCTTTGCCGGTCCGTGACTGCTTTATTGTTCTAGCTTTTGTCGCTTCTTTTGTTTTCTCGTAGTGCTTGCGACTGTATTCTTTGTGCTTCTCTTTACGTACTATTGGGTCTTTATATGGCATCTTTGTCGTCTAAAGAATAAGTTTTAATTGGTCCGCTGCTATTTGCATCTACATTACAAGCCCACTCTACTCCTTCTTCAGCAGTTAATCCCATCCGTAGGCAAACTTCGGCTGCCATACTTCCAGAGCCAATTGCCATAAAAGTTCGAACTCTTTCCCACTCAAGGTCGTCACCACAAGAAAAAAGCCCATCTTTAGTTAATTTTAAGAATGAGCTGTCAGATTTTAATTTAGGTTTGGTTTTGTTTTTCTTGCTTAGGTAGTCAAGAACTTTTTCGCAGTCGCTCCAATTCCCTGCAACCCCTAACCAACCACCGTCTATAGGAACAACTTTGTCTTCAAAATATTTAATGCCAGAGTCAGAATCTGTAAACTGGCTATCGGAAACCAGAATTTTTCTTCTCCAGTCACCAATGATTGTGGTCATTTAGTAGCCATAAGATAGAGTCCTACGTTGGAAAAGGCGTAGCCAGAATAGATAATAAGCAAAGAAATGTTGCCCTTAAGACCCTGTTCGACAGCTATGTAAGCGTAGATCATACCTGTAACAATAATAAGCCAAGCACTCATTCGAATCCCTTCCGGTTTCGCGTAGTGTACTAGATGGTTTGGGCTTTGTCTAGCAAATTATGATTTGGGGGCCGAAGCCCCCTTGGTATTACTTAGTTTTTGTTAATTGCTTAAAACTAGAAATTACTGAATTGAACCAAAACTCGTTTACTTCTTTAATGCGTTCAGCCAATTCTTCGTACTGCTTAATCTGCTTTGTAAAATCAAACATGATGTTTCCTTTCAAGTTTATGTTGCGATGCAACAATTATACATAATTTAAACCAAAAAATACGTAAGTAAAAAACCTAAAAAATATATACCCCCCGGGGTCATTTGCACAGAAACATAAGGCCCCCCTGTTCCTAGGGTAAACCCTTAGAAATGTTTCTCAAAATTTACATACCCCTCCCCCCTCAAAAAATCGTAATCGTTTGAGCAAAATACAGCACAAGGTGCGAGCGGGTCCCATCATAGCCAAAATGGGGTGGTGGGGGTCAAGGATTCGGCGGATTCAAAAAACTGTCAGACAGTACGGGAAAATCAAATATCTATTGACATAGAACTAGAATAGGACTAAATTACTTACATGGCAAGGCAATTCCGCTAAGCCATATATACAAGGAGTTTTAAAATGACTGTTAAATACACAAAGCAAGAGCAAGTAGCGATTCAAATTGCTAAAGATGTTGTAATCGGTGCAACAATTCAAGCCACGATTGACAATGGTATTAAAGAGTTGCGTACCATTAGCAAGGGTAAAGAATTGGGTACTGTTAAAAGCGGGGACGCTAGAATGGTTCGCATTCAAGAAACCCTGAAAGCATCAAAGGGTAAAGATGGCAAAACGTTAAGCGAGCAAACTGTCAAGAATTATATGACAGCAATTCGTAAAGCGTACAACGATAACAAGTCATTCAGCATGAATGCTTATCGTGCCAAAGTAAACAAGGGTTCACAGGCGGGTAAAGTAAAAGGTGCTAAGGTGAATGGTGTTAGTTTTAAAGGTGAAGCAAAAATTGAGGATATTCTCAAGGGTTTGCGTGGAATGTTTAACAAGATGAAGCAAGATGATAAAACGGCAGAACTAGCCAGCTTCCTGTTAGATGCAGTTGATGAGTTTGAAGGCAAGTAATCACCCAGTACCCACCCCGCTTCGGCGGGGTTTTTTTTTCGCCCTTTTTTAGGGAACTGGTGTCATCTAGGTCGGCGAAGCCGACTGGATTTAACTTCTTTTTACTATTGCTTTTTCTTTTTGAAGGGCGGGATAAGCGTGGTCAGCGAGGCTCGGGTGCGGTAGGCGAGGCACAACTAATAAGGGTTTACCCTGACGAAATACTGTCTGACAGTACGAAATCAACTTTGTTCACTGTGTTCACTCATGTTCACTGGTGAGTGAACAGACTTTTGGTGCGTTGCACAACACGCAACTCCTTGTTTTTACTACTCTTTCTTTCTTTATTTATATATAATATTTAGTAGTGTTCACTTGTTCACTCATTTTTAAAAAGTATGACGGGTAAAATTTTTCCTGCCTTTACATTGTTAAGTTTAATACTGTCTGACAGTACGACAGAAAGACCCTTTCGGAGGGTGTCATACTTTTGTTCACGAGTGAACATGGTATATTAAAATCTCGTAACCCATTGAATCCATTTAGAAATACCTTGTTCCTTGCCCAGTGAACATTGGTGCACAAAACCCCCAAACGAGTGAACAAAGTAGCCGAAGCCTTAACAATGTAAAGGCACATGAGAAATAGAAAAACGCGTTGTGAGTTTCTCGAGTGAACAAAGTGAAACCAGTTTTTACAGAAGAAGCCTAAACAAACTAAAAAACATCTTGCATAACACAGCACTAACCCGAACGGGAAATCTTACTTGGGGGTATTGACACAGCTTTGACATAGCTTTATAATAGAGGGGTAGAGTCGAGTTGGGTCAAGGGACACAACAAAACCAAAGGGTGATGTAAACCTAATACTGTCAGACAGTATTTAAACGCAAAGCCCTCGTTCATTAAAAATTAGGTAAATGCTTGGCGGTGCGAGGGAATACAGACCTCAAACCAATGCTGAGTGCAGAGTAGGCGTAGCCTTGTGGATTCCATTTAAGCGGATAGTTAGTTCTCAAGTGCGAGCAGTATCTCTGCGGTAGTAGATAGGTGTGGGATATGTTAGGGTTTATTAACTTCATTGGGCGAAATACTGTCAGACAGTATCAGAACCTTCAAAACCTAAAGCAATCCAACCACACGCATCAATCCCTACCCATGCCCTTAACCCGTAACAACGACTGCGAGAAAATAGCAGAGGGCAAACAAACAAATAGAGGATTCATAGGACAGGTTTGAAATAGCCTGTCCGCTTGAGTTTTTTACAAGGAGGTGGAAATGAAGGAGTTTTTATTGCTTTGGTTTTATGCAGTCATAGGTGTTTTCACCTATGTATTTTTTCTTTTAACTTTGGAATTATTGGGGGTGTTATGAAAAACGTATGTAGATGTTGCGGTGATGAGTACCCACTAGCCCGTTGGGAGTTGGGCTATAAGTTTTGTATTGAGTGTGGGATTGATGTAGCTTTAGCGGTGGCAGAGGGTTTTACTGTCGCTATTCCATTTAACAAGGGTGCGTATCAATATATACATAACCCGAAAGAGTTATCACAAACTAACCCAAAGAGGACAACATGAGAAAGAAATCAAACAAAGCCCTGATTAAAAAGCTAATCCCTGACACAGTGGGCGAAGCGTTCCTGATAGAGGCGATGACAAGATACTGTCAGACAGTATTAGAGGACACAGAGGAATGGGGGGATAGAAGCATGATTAACCAAGACCTTTGGAATGTGTTAGCCGAGCACAACCTCAAGCTAATCAAGGAGCATTACAAATGAAAGACTACCGAAAGCGTGCTCCCATGCTATTTAAACCTGTAATGACACTTGAGCAGATAGCGGATGTAATGGGGTGTACGAGGGAAAGAGTGCGTCAGATAGAGGAATCCGCATTACGCAACGCTAGGAAAATACTGCGTAAGAAGGGCTATAACCCTGATAACTTCTTTTCAGACCCACACTACACCAAGCCTATAAAGCACAACCCCGACGCACCTGAGTCGGAATATGAACTGATGTACGACGAGAAAGAGGATAAAGATGATTAAGACAACCGAGTATCGGATGGGCAAACCGAGAACCATGAAGGACAAGCCCTTGAAAAGACCCAAACCAAACGAACCCTTAGAGCTAGGTGCAAGACTAATC